GGCGCGAGAACTTCAAGAGCCGCCACAACTGCGACGAAAAGAAGGACAAGACCACGCCAGGGTACTGGTCCTGTAACTGGAGCTGGCTCTGGTTGGGCGCCCTGCTTGGAGCTCAGTTGCTCGGTGTGATCAGCTAATCACGCCACCACCAGCTGCCGCTCCTCTGCCGAGCCCTCCTGGTCGAGGGTGTCGTAGAACTGGCGGACCTTGACGAGCCACTTGTGACGGTAGTGCTCGAGGTCGTCGCCCAGTAAGTAAAAGCTCTGATCGGTCTCGGGGGTTGAGACCAGGATCTGTGCGGCGTCGATGGTCACACCCAGGGTCTCCTTGCAGGCAATCGCGTAGGCAGCCAGCTGGATGGAGCACTTGCGGAACTTGGACCAGCCGCCGAACAGGGAGCGATCGGTGTCCTTAGGGTAGTAGCGGGCGTAGGGGCCGACGGAAGTCTTGAAGTCCAGCAGGATATTGGTGCCGTTGCGGACCCCGACTAGGTCTGGGCAACCCGCGTAACCGTACTGATGGGACCAAATGCGAGATATGCCATCCTCGCCGGTACAGAACTTCCACTCAGGTCGGAGTGGCTTCTCGGACCAGATGAAGTAGTCGAACTTGTCGAGGTGCTTCGCCAGGCCGTTCCAGTAGGGCCGGTAGTCATCAGCGATGTCGATGGGTAGCCCACGGATGTAGGCCTCACAGGCAGCGTGCACCGCAGTACCCCGGGCAGCCGCTGCTTCACGGCCGCCGGGGTTGTTGAGGTTCCAGGTGAGCAGCGCCTTCTTACTGGCTTCCGTGGAGGTTCGGCTCAGGATAGCCGTGACGGACGGATAGGCCTTGTTGGGGTCGTCGCCAGCGCGGTAGTAGCGGGTGCCATTGAGTTCGTAGCGCGTGGCTTCTGACAATCAGCTGCAGCCGCTGATTCATAATGTAACGAAGACAAGAGGGCGGGAACCCAGGGAATACCTAGCTCAAGCCGGCGCTGAAGAGCCACCGCAACGTTGTGATGCAAATCGCCGCGCCTGAATCAGGTCAGAATCTGAGGAAGGGGTCGGGCTGGATTTGAACCAGCACTGAGTTCCAGTTGTCCTGGCTGCCTCTCCTTGGGCTACCGACCCGGACGAGCCGAGGGGCTCGAGGAAGCAGTCTAACTCCTAATTTGGAGGAAATTAGGAGTTGGCTTGGAGGTGACGCGCTGGCCGGATCATGGTAATCCGTACGCCTGGATGGAGATGCCTGCAAAGCCAGGCCGCCGACCAAGCGCTATGGGCCGGGACGATGATGTCACGAGTACGACGAGGCTCGTCTTCTATGGTGGCAAGCCATTGGCGTATGGCAGGCATGTAATTGGAGGTGGTTGTAGAGATTTAGCCTTGTGGATCGGGGAGAGATTCAAGCTCCTCCGCGATGTTGCGCAGCTCCTGCCTGGTGCGCTCGTCGGGGCGCCAGTGGTACAGCGGGCCGCCATCCCACTCGGGGCTCTGGTGGTCGGCCAGGACGCGGAACGCAGCCGCCAGGCACAGCTCCTGCCAGTTGTCGTCAAACGGGCCGCACAGTTCGTAGCGGGCGTCGAAGGCGCCAACGATGGCGCTGGTGGCGGGGGAGTGGTCAGGCATTGGCGCCCTCCAGCTCGGCGGCGATGGCGAGAAATTCATTACGGATCCTGAGTTCTGCCGCATGTGCTTGGACTATTGATCCCCAAGGTGTCTTCTGCTCAGGCGGCACCACCTGATCCACAGCAGCACGCAGGGCGGCGGCACACAAAGCGTTAATTCCGGCCTGTAGTGAGGCGTCAGTTGTTTCAAGCGTGATCGGCACTGCGTCCGTAGCAGAAATGCTGACTCGGCAGTATTTGCTCAGCTCTTGCATGATTTGAGCAAGATCACGACTTACCGCCTGCGCGGCAGGTGAGAGGTCAGCCATCACCCCTCTCCGCAATCTCGGCCTGTTCGGTGAGCAGGTCGCGGAGGCGCATCCTGACAGTCCAGTCACGGGCTAGGCGGTCATCCGCTGTTGGTGGCTCCTCCTCCGGCACCAACCAGTCCCGCAAGGCGCGGATCTCGGCGGCGTAGCCGTGGCGGTCGTTGAGGCCGGGGTTGCGGCCCTCGAAGTAGGCGCCTTGCATTGCCCACCACAGCGGCGGGCGGTTGGGGGTGTCAGTCATCGTCCCCACCACCAGTCACCCCAGAAGGTCCAGCTGCTGGCAGTCCGGCGGCTGTCGGTGTTGATCCAGTGGAAGCGGCCAATGCTGCCGCCGTTGGAGTCAATCCAGATAGGCCAGGTCATGGCTGCACCTCGCCCGCAGGCAGCGGCAGGGCGCTCACTAGCAGCCAATGAGCAGGCTGCAGACTGGCAACACTCCACCCAGCCCTAGTGCCGCTGCAAACCTCCGTGGCATCCCATTGAGAAATGCCCATCTGTGGATCGGTGTAATAGTCAATGTCGTACAAGGTGAAGACGCCATCGCGTAAGCATAGATAACGGCCCGAGACATTTGGTTCTGTTGACCATGGCAGCAAATCAATCATTGGATTCAGTTTCGTGTGTGGTGGCCGTAGCGGTCGTTGAAGGCATCAACGATGGCGAGGGTGGCGGGGCAGGGCTCAGCCACTGCCCTCCAGCTCGGCGGCGATGGCGAGGAGTTCGTGGCGGATCATCATGCGCTGCGTGCCGCGATCAGATCGCGTGCTGCACGGCGGCACCACCTGATCCGCCACGGCCCGCAGCACAGCCGCTGCAAAGTCATCCGTGGATGGCGGGGCGGGACTGCGGGCGTACTCAGCGTCGATCGCAGCGCGGATGGCTGTGATGGCGTCAGTCATGCCCCCACCTCCCCTTTCTCGGCGCGGTCAGCTTCGGCGGTTAGCAGTATGCGGAGAGCCTTGCGTTCCTCCCAGATGGCGAATGCCTCATCGGTGGCAGTGAAACCCGGCTCCTCTGGTTCAGGTACCAGCCAATCCCGCAGGGCGCGGATCATGTAGGCGCCCGACAGGCGCCAGTTCTCTCTAGGGCACCTCCAGAAGGCGTGGTACATCACCTCCCACAGCGGCGGGCGATCGAAGGAGTCAGTCATCAGTGATTTCCTCCAGCGGTTGAAAGTGCGGTAGCCAGTTGCCACTGGCATCGGTGAAGCCCGACTCATGCAAGAACTGCGCAGGGGCATGTTTGCGGTACTAGCCATTAGTGTTCTTGTCTAGTTAAAGGGTTTTCAGATAAGACAGGCGCTGATCCTGCATCCGATCCAGCAGTTCCTTAAGGCGGGCATAGCAGTCCTCAGAACTGATTTCGCCCATCCTGATCTGCAGCAGCAGTGCATCCGCCTCTTGACGCCAGACCTCACGGACTTCTTTTTCAAGCAAGCCGTGCCGCTCTCTGGGGCTAGGATTCGCACGACGCCATTCTTGCTCCTGCTCCCAGTCGGGATAGGGACAGTGCTGCCGCCAAGCATCGGCAATGCCTTCAATGGCGCGATTCAATTCACGGCTAGCGGTTTCAGTCTGGCGATTGTTGGCTGCTTTGGTCATGGTTGGTCCTCTTGATTAGTGTGTAGAACTTGTGGATTGGTCGGCGCCCTCCAGCTCTGCGGCGATATTCCGCAGCTCCTGGCGGGTGCGCTCGTCGGGGCGCCAGTGGCACAGCGGACCACCGTCCCAGGCTGGTGTCTGGTGGTCGGCCAATGCCCGCAGCGCAGCCGCCAGGCACAGCTCCTGCCAGTTGTCGTCAAACGGGCCGCACAGTTCGTATCGGGCGTCGAAGGCGGCGACCATGGCGCAGGTGGCAGAGCTCATCGGCGGGCGGTTGGGGGTGGTCGTGGCTGTACCTCCCCCGCAGGCAGCGGCAGGGCAGTGGCGGTCCAGTCATGCAAAGCAGCTCTGGCAATCGCAATTACGTCGTGATGGTCAACTCGCTTGCACCATCGATTCTCTTGGGGATTTTGGCGACACTTATCAACCCAAGCAGAAATCTCGGCAAGGCTCGGCAACCGCTCACTAACCGGCACGGGCGCGGGGTGGCGCTGCTCCAGCAGGTCGGCGGCGCGGCTCATCTGATCAGCGGTCATGTTGCACAGGGCGTAGTGTTCAACCTCGACGCATTCGGCATCAGTACGGAGCGCAGCCACCAACTCAGCCACCTCCCCCGTAACCGGTGGCGCGGGCTCCGCCTCAGCGGCCAGGGCGGCGCGGGCGCGGTCGATCAGGGCGCGGCGTTTGCTGTCTGTCGCGTCGCTACAGCCGCCTTCAAAGCGGAGCGCCTTCTGTGCGCGCTCCAGCGTGTTGGCCAGCTCGTCACACAGCGCTTTGAAATCAGTATTCATGGCGATTCGTGAATTCGTTTGTGGTGTCATTCGGTATCTCCCTGCCCCTGCTGTCTCCAGGGATCGGTAATGAGTTCAGCCTGTTCCTCGACGTAATCAATGGCAGAGCGTTCACTGCGGTAAGCGGCTAGCTCCTCGAGCAGTTGCCGTGCCAGGAGTGCACTGCCTTTCATTAGTTCCGGCAGCTCAGCCCCTTGTGTTGCCAGTCGCGAGGCAATGGCTGGACCGATCACCGCCAGGTAGGCCGTGGTCATGGGATCGATTGCGTAGCCGGAGAAGCTGGCGCCACCGGACGTAAAGCCGTTGAGGAGGTAGATAAGGTCCTCCACCGCCTTGGCCAGCGTGACCTGGCCGTGGATGACCTGTGCCAGAAGGCGATTGGTCTGCTGCTGCTCAGCGAGCTGGAGCCTGCTGACCTCAAAGAGCGTGAGGTTGTCAGTCGGTGTTGTCGAGCTCATGGAAGATACGTCCATTGGTGAAACGCACGAGGCGGAGAGCGGCTTGCTGAACCGGTGACAGGTGACGCCAGGCGTGATTAACGGCATCACCGTCGTACCGGGAGATCACCTGCCTGACGTCCTCTTTGGTTGAGGCTTCAGCAAGTGCGGCGAGGATGTCAGGATCGGGCGCGGAGGCCGATGAAGGCGGGCTGGGGATGGGCATCAACGTAGCGGTAGGACGAGAGCACGCCAAGCCGTACAAGCGAGTCCATTTCGTCTTGCGGGCGATCGCCTGGAATCAAGAAGATGTCCAGAGCTGGCGTCGAGAGGAACGGAGTTGAGCCGGGTGGGAGAGGGGTCATGACGCGCGGCTGCGGACAGCGCAAACCGGGTAAGGTGAACAAAACGTCTGCCAGGGCATGGAGGAACGCCACCCAGAGCGTGCGCAGGATAACGGGTTGGAGCCGACCGTGGGAGAGCAGGTGCGGCTGGGTAAGTTCCTGAAGCAGCTGGATGAAACAGGTGAAGCAGAGCTGAGAACGCTTTGCCGGCAGATGGCGCATCAGGTGCTGGTGATGTACCCATCAGCAATGCGCTACCTGGCCAGGGAGGCGGCTAGGAACCTGTCGGGACAGCCGTGGAGTGCGGAGGCGTCGGAGAAACTGATGAAAGCATTAAGCGAAAATCCAAACAGCGACGCATAGTACATGTGTTCAAGAACCCGCGTAGTGCGGATTGGCGCGGATTGGCGCTTTATGCAGGAAATGAATAAACGGCATGCAGCCGGAATCCGCGTACAGGAAAGCGGCACCCGGTAGATCCCAGGCGCCGCAATGGGTGTCAGCGAATCACCAGCCTGTGGCAGGCATCGCTTCGGGTTCGGTCGCGATTTCGTGGTCCGCGCCGAGAGCGTCGCGGTAGGTCGGCGGGAGACCACTGGGTTCCGCGCCGGCTGGCTTCCCGGCAAACGGATCACCGCCGACGAACAGGGCCGGCAGCCAGATCGAGTCAGCGACGTCGGCCCAGGCCTTCTCGTCCGCTTTGGTCGGGGCTTTGAGGGTGGGGATCAGCGTGTAGGTGGTGTCGATCTCCTTGCCCTTGCGCTTGAGGGTCAGGTAGAAGTTCGCCAGGCCGCTGGGCAGGGTGCGGTAGTCCTCCATGGCGAGCGTCTCTTCCAGCTGTTCACGCAGGTCGCGACGTGTGAACGTGTAGACCAGGAAGTCCTCGGCTTCCTTGGAGTATCCGACGAAGGACAGGAAATACTTCGGCTTGTCCTTCTCCCCGGTGCCTTTGACCTTGCCGTCGTAGGTCAGGCCGATGTCGTCGAGATAGTTTTCGGGGTACGACGGGAAGCGACGGGGGCGACCGGATTCGGTGAAGTATTGCCAGCCCGCGATGACGTGTCCCGTGTCATGGAGACCGCAGAGCCGGAACGTCGTGGAGGCGCCGTCAGCAAGTTGCTTGGTTTCGAAGTAGCGGGATTTCTTGTCGTCGTTGCTGTTGGATTGGGAATTACCAGCTGCGGGTCGGTAGTTGTCAGGCAGGAAGCCCATCTGTTCGTGTTAGTGGTGTTTGGATTGGTTGCGGGAATCAGGACCAGTCCCAGGGCATTTCCGGGGAAGTAAAGTCCTCGTTGCTGTAGCCAGCAGCCTTGCCAGCAGAGGGATCTGAGGCGGAGGCGCCGCCTTTGGGTTTGCCGTGGACCTTGATGAGGCGCGCCTTGATTTCGGGATAGGGCTTGCCTTCCCGGTTGGTGCGCTGATCGAGGACGCCGGAGACGGACACCAGCGCGCCCTTGGGGGCTTCGGCGAGCTTGTCCATGGCGAATCCGTAGGCGCGGACCTTGAACCAGTCGGTCTGCTCCTCGCCACCGGAGTAGCGATTAACAGCCACGGTCCGAGAACAGGACTTGGCGGATTCTGTGACCTTGGGCTCTCCGGCTAGGCGGCCGACGATGTTCACTTCATTGAGGTACTGATCGGTGTGGGCATCGCAGACCACCCGGGTATAGAGCAGCGGCAGATTGCCGGACTCGCCCAGGGTGAGATCGCCGGAGACGATGAGCAGTTGATTGGCCTGCTTGGCTGCAAGCGCACCGGCTGCGTTGGAGCCGGTATGGCATTGCAGGACGACAGTGGAAGGGTCTCTGCCGATGGTGGCGGCAAAAGCTTCCAGTGCCTCCTTACCACCGATCTGAATCGGAGTCGGTGGTGCTGCCAAGGCCACAATGAGCGTGGCTGTGGACATACGAGGTTGCTTGGCGCACGCCAGGCTAACGGCTCTGCAAGGCCTGGCAAGCACCAGGCAAGAGGCCAATCCTTAAGAGAGCGTGAACCGGGGCTGGTGCTCCGGGCCGCTCCCGTGTGCAGAGGAGGTTTCAGGACTGAGCGAACGAGCAGACCCAGTCCGGCAGTGGCGGAACCGGTTCGGCGGCTTGCGGCATGACGAGGATGAGCATGTCGAGCCCCTGGCATTGGATGCGTAGCGGCCCGCCGTCGAAGGCCGACAGAGCGATGGAATCACTACAGCCGGCAGCGGCCTTAAGGGCCTTGGTCAGGAACGGGGCGGCGTAGCGGCCGGCGGTGGCGCTGATTGCGGGAGTGGCTGACCAGCGGTCAATGCAAGCCGCGATGGCCGCCTCGAGGGGCGGGAACTCCAGGGAGGAGTACAGGATGGGGAACTCCTTGATCTCGTTGTCGGCCGTCTTGCGGTACGTGGTGACCCGCGCGCTGGGACCGTCAATGACAATATCGCGCTCAGCGGATTTGATGCCGGTGCAGGCGGCCAGCAGCTTGTCGCTGGCAATGAGATTGCAGCGTTCATCAGCGGTCCCCTGGCTGTCGTAGCCCAGGAAGCTGACGTGCCCCTGGTTGGTGCTGGCCACAAGGACCCCGCCGGCGTGGGGCCGGACGTGGATGGCCTGGTAGGGGGCGTACTGGCCAACAAACAAGCCAGCGAGAGCCAGAAGCGCGGAGTTGAATTGCAGCATCTCAGCTGGAGGCAAGGACAACGCAGCCCTGAATCTCCTGCGTTGCGGGGATCCAGCGCCAGGTGAAATGGAGCCGGTTGCGCGCCATCAGGGCATTGGCTTCCGGCAATTCATCAATAGCGAGCATGGGCCGCCAGGCCGGGTCGATGGGTTCACCGGTCACTGTGTTGATCATGACGGCACGACGGCGTTCCATGGGAGAGACGGCAGACGGTCCAGGCTAGGAAGTGCGCGGCACGGCAGGCATTGGGTCAAGACAGAGGCCCTAGGCTGATACTGGACCACTGCGCGCCAGCGATGGACGACATTGCTGTAATGGACCGGGCCTACGAGCGGCGTCAGGAGCTGATGGCAGAGGACGACGTCATGGGAGTGGCCATGACGCTGGAGCCGTTTGGGGTAACACTGACCATTGCGCACCGAGATGGTGGGCGCGAAGTGGAGTTTATCCCGAAAGAGATCAGCGCGTGATCGCTATCGTGGAGCCACGGAAGGAAAGTCATGCAGCTACCGATTGACAACACAGAAGCGCTGATCGGCTTCGGGCTGTTTATCGCGTCGGAACTGATCGGGTTGTCAAAAGCGCGCGACAACAGCCTGCTGCAGTTGCTGCTGCATATGGCCAGTGAACTGTTCCCGTATGAGCTGCAGCGCCGTGAACCGGCGAGCCGATCGAATCGCCCACGGCTGAAGCGCGATAGCCGTGGGCGTTATGTCAGCCGGCGTGAGCAATCAGAGGAGTAGGTCGGGATCGGCGTGCTGGGCGACCTCTGCTTCAAGCATGAGGTTCCGAGCGGCGTGGGGATGATCGCTGGTCAGATGCAGAGCAACAGTCACCAGTAGATCCGAGACGGCTGCGGGAGCGACGGGGGTCTTGCAGTGATGGTCCAGCTGTGTCTGCAGCTGGGCGAACAGTGGCTTTGACTTGGGCATGGCTTGCAAGGCGGCGGTTCCAGTCGGCGGGGATCAGTTGTCGTGCAAGGGCGTGATGCTGGTCACCCCAGCAAGAGGTGTTGTCACCGGCCCGCTGAATGGGTAGTCAGGCAGGTGCTCGTTGAGGGTGAGGTCGTACTCCGTAGCGACGCGTCGCATCTTGTCGGGTGATCGGAACTCATTGAAGGCGAGCTTGCAGGCTCCTTTCATGATGGATTCCTCGTGGAAGCCAGCGGCACAAAGCACGCGCTCAAAGACATCAAACCAGGCATGGATGTCGCAGTCCTTCATTTCGCTACGAATGGTGGCGTGGATCTCGTCATGATCCGGTGTAGCACCAGAGTGGACGTTGATCTCCAGTTGCTGGGCGAACTCAGGAAGCATTGGGCAAGCAGCGTTACGGGAAATGTACCGTGCTCATCGGGCCAGTTGGATTGATCATGCGCTCGTAGTGGGGCTCCAGCAGGGCGTACCACTGGGCGGCTGTCCAGTTCCGGCCGGTGCGCTGGTTAAGGATGCGGGTCGGTGAGTGCAATCCGAGCTCGATACCGCCCGCCTCGTGATAGAGGCAGGCGGCGTAACCCAGGAGCTCACTGCGATGGAGGTGCAGCTCGTTGATCACGGTGCGACGGGGACCGACGGCAGGTGGCGCTTGCCGGCGGAGTAACCAGAGAAGAGGCCGCGCTTGCGGCGATCGCTGATGGCCCGCCCGGCTTTGGATCCTGACGGCTGGGTGCCGTGAACCAGGTGCGCGAAGTGGATGGGGGTACGGGAATAGGCCAGGCGATCGTCGTAGTCGATCGGCAGGTCCAGGTCGGCAGCCTCCTCGTAGGTGTCGACGACTCGAGCAGTGCGCGGAAAGATGCCTTCCTGCAGGAGGAAGTCATAGCGTCCACCCCAACAGGCGGTCAGCAGGAGGTTGTCCGGCAGGGGTAGGGGCCGACCGTCTTCGAGCCAGATGGGCAGGTTCTTGGAATAGAGATAGAAGAGGATCTCCGGATGACGGCGACCGATCTGGATCAGGGCGTTGCGGAGCGTGGTGCTCCAGCAGTCGCCCGACGTGAACCAGCGGACGCGTTCGGTATAGGTACGGACCTGAGCGCGCAGGGAGATCTCGATCAGGTCGACAGTCTCTGGCGTGTCGAGCCCAGCCAGTAAGCGGAAGTTATGCCAGCGGGCATTGCGAACTGCAGTACGCGTCTCCTCACTGGCGGCCGAGCAGCGGAAGATGGTGTACGGCCCGTCCTGGATTTTGCCGGTGCCAGGGTCAGCCTTGGATAGGCAGTGAAGTGCGCCAGGGCAGGTGTGACCAGCCGGAATGGCAAATGTCATGGTGGTGTTCGGCAGCTTGGCGTTGCCGTGGCCGAACTTGAGCAGGGTGTCAGATAAAGACATGCACAGCTGATGTGGTGCATGAGGAAAGGCCGACCCGCAAATGCGAGCCGGCCAAGAAGAAAGATGTCAACATTCACCTGCTGGTGCCGGACGGAGTGGATGATGTGAGTGGCCGCGATTTACAGCCCAGAGAAATGAATTGGAGAGTCGGATTGAAGGATTGTGTCAACAATAACGAGATCGGTCAGTGGACGAGATGAATTACATTCATTGTTAGCAGCTCGAATCTCGCCCTCCGTGAAGCCGGAAAGAGCGGTGTCGACAAGATTCTGGCGAAACCATTGCTCTGCTTCCCCGCGTGTTAGCGGGTGTGGGGCAGTGACAACATCGAAGCCCTCCCATAAGAATGGGATGTAGCCAACAAAGGCAAAATAGTAAGCAGGTTCATGCGCCATTGCGGAACAGCGGTAGTGGGATTGTCATTAATCGGCTGGCGCCGGTGTGAGTAAGGGTTCCAGCGGGGTCGGCTTACTGTGAAGCAGGCGGGATGGCTTGCCGGTCTAACATGAGCAGTGGAAGTGACATCAGGACACCCCCTTGGTGGCGGAGGTGATGGCGCGAAGCTGCTGCAGTTGCAGTTCCCCGAGGGCGGCGGCGCGTGTGAGTCCGGCGTCGAGCTGAGCGATGGCCAGTCGCAGGGCGGTTTCGGAGTCGTCGCCGAGATCTGGAGATGTTGCTTCGCCGTAAAAGCTGATGAGGCCAAGAAGCTCAAAATAGAGAACTTCGGCCTGACTTGGCGTTAGGCGAACAATGACTGATGCTGGTCGCGGGTACATGCACGGCTGAAAAGGTGCATGAAAAAAGGCCGACCCGCAAAAGCGAGCCGGCCGGTGAAGACAATGTCAGCGACGGTATTGCTCGTAGCCTTCCATGGAAGATTCGAGCAGGTAGGCGACCAGGTTGGAAAGCGAGCGACCCTCGTAGTCGGCGCGTCGAATCAGATTCGAGTGAAGCGCCCGGGGGAGGGTGGCGGTCAGACGCAGCGAGCCTTGATTAGTAAAGGAATTAGACATGATGAGTGAAGTGAAAGAGAGATTTGTGAAAGAGGGCGGTAATTGTGAGAGTCAAGCCCCGATACCGGAGCCATCGGGGCAGGAAGTGCCGGGCTCAGGCTGTATCGTGGCCCACTCCCAGTAGCCGAGGCGTGTCTTGCCACTGGCGACTTCACGTTGCCAGATTGTTACTGGATAGCTGGGCCGCTCGCCAAAAAATCCGTATTCGGTCTGCATGTGCCAAATACCGATCGAAGGTGAAGGCGGAGTCTCAAGCGGCGAAAATGTGACTTGATTTTCGTTCCACTGATTTTCTTCTTCATCAATCAGTACGAGCCCTGAGTTAGACGCATTGGAACCCGCCCAGTCCCGGAAGAGCTTATGGTGGTGATGATATTGAGGGATCCAGGTGTTGTTAAAACGCGAATAGAAATCGGCATAGTCCAGGCATAGTACCGGATCGATTGTGCCCATAATGCGCAGACCATTGGGCGCGACGGCTTGGTAATAGGTGATTTCCTGAGTCATTGGGATTCGGGTGTTGGTGGGATGAATAGATTGCACTGAGACAGAGCGGGACTTGAGTTAAGCCCCGACGCCGGAGCCATCGGGGTAGCGAATTTCGGTGGGTGAAGGAGCAGGCAGCACATATTGCACTGCGGTAAATAGTGAGGCAATCGAACCGGCCATGAGTAGCAGGTACAGCCAAGCCAGTGAGGTTGAGCGACGGGCCCTACGTCGACGGCACGCCCGGCAAGCGGTTGATGCCGACGTAGTCACCGGGAAGGACCTGGTATTCATCGTGGAACCAGTCACGGAAGGGGAGGGTTTGGGGACCGTTGACAACGGCCGATGCGGAGGTTGTGCGGACATAGCGGCAATAGGCGCGGATGTGGCAGTCGGTGTAGTGAATAGCAGGCTTCATGTACGGCAGCGAGCGTCGGACTCCATCAGACCAAAGAGTCCGCAATGGGGGAGCGGACCGGTGATGGCGTCCTTCTCCCAGGGGTCGCGTCGGAATTGGGAAAGCAGTTCCTCTGGGGTGGTCTTCAGTTCTTGGGCCCAGCGCTGGAAGTAATCGCGCTGATCGGGGGTGATGTCGTCCAGGGTGAGGGTCATGGATGAAAGCGTGAAAGAGAAAGGGCCACAGGCTGTGGCCCATGAGCGAGATCAGGCCAGCGCCAATTCGGCATTGGGAGCGAATTGCTCTTCCAGGTAGGCCAGGAAGCGCTGGTTCGTGCGGGCCCTGGCGCCTTCGAGCTGAGAGCGCAGCGTGCGACCACCGGAGCCGGCGGACTCGCCAACACGCTCGTGGCTGGTGTACTGGGTGACCGCAGATGCGAGGCGCCAGAGATTGCCCTGCCGGGTGGGTAGATCGCCGCCGATCAGGTCGTAGTCATAGATGTGCTGCAGGCGCTTGACCGTCTGGCTCTGGCCGTCGGGGTCGCGGAAGAAGGCGCGGATGGCATTGCGCGCTTCGGTATGGGAAACGGGGATCTCGAGCATGCGATCCTTCATGCGGCTGTAGGCGGCGCTTTGCTGGATCGCCTTGCCGAGGACCTGTGCGATCTCGTCGTAGGACTGGACGATGCGGTGGGTCAGCTTGACCTGCTGGTCGGTGACCTTGATGGACAGTCCGTTGGAGCAGACGAGCTCATTGTTGAAGATCACCGCCTTGGGCGAGAGAGATTCGCCGTAGTAATCGGTGACGACCAGCCACGAGTCGGTGCGGTCGAGTTTGTCCATGTAGGCACTGCTGCCCTGGCGCGAAATGTCCAGGCCGCCGCCGACGCCGTAGCCGCCGCCGATCGTGGAATCGAGCAGGGCGTGGTTATTGCCGCTGAGCTTGCTAGCCATGTAGAACGTGCGGCCCCCGTCGAGGGTGCCGACGAGATCGAGGCTGATGCGCTTCTCGCTGGCAGCACAGAAGGAGCGGAAGAAGTCAACGAAACTGGCAGGCTGGATGACTTGGCGGCGATTGCCGAAAGCGCCGAGGTAGTTACGGTTGTCACTGCGCAGCCAGAGCTGGCAGTCGGGGTAGGTGCGATCGCAGACCTGGGCGGGATGGCGCTCGACCTGGAAGTTGCAGCCGATGGAGCGGAGGATGGCCTCGTTGTCCATCCAGTCATGCACCTCGGCTGCTGTGCCGCGGAAGAGTTTGCGGTCCGCAGCGGTCAGTTTGCTGGTGGATGCGGCGGGGGCGGTGGCTGGTGTGATGGTCATGGTGTGTTGATGGATTCGGATTTAGCGAGGTAGGCCGTCATGGCATCGCGGCTGATCTCGAGTGAGTCGAGGATCTCGTCGGAGACCAGGAGGATGGAGCGGAGTTCCGCAAGAGGCATGCGGGCATCAGGGGTGACGGTGCCCCGTTTGAGCAGCTCCTGGATGCGGAGCTGACTGCTGATTGGCGCAAACGTGTCCAGCGTCTGCTCAAGGGACAGAACAGAGGAGCGGACAAAGCCGTGATTGCGATCAGCGACACGGACAAGCACCTCGCGCTCGTCCGCACTGAGGGAGGCAAAACTCCCGTCACCAGCTGCCATCTGGTCGTGTTGGCTCTTCAGCTGCGCCTCGATCTCTGAGAGGAGATGCAGCGCGGTCATCATGAGCTGGACGAGGTTGACGCCATTGGATGATTTGGCGATCAGCGTGCTGACGACGAACTGCAGGTCGCAGGGCCCACCAAAGCGATCCCCGAAATTGAGCTCGGGCAGTAGCTTGCTGACGGGTGCGTCGTCCTGCTTGAGCAGGGATCGCAGCAGGTCGGGTGAAACGGCATCGGGGATGTCACTCATGGGAATTGGGGAAGAAGGTCCAGGGCGCGGCGGACCTGGTTGACGGCGATCTCAAGCGAGTTGCGGTCACCGTCGATGGCATCAGCGAAGACCTGGCGAATCGGGGAGTCCGGTTGCTCGCTGTTGGCCAGGAAGAGGTCAATGAAATTTGCCTTGAGTCCTGAGGCTCCACCAGTGCCGCGCCTGGCGGTCAGTATGCCAGCTGTGTCGGGCAGCCGGTAGGCCGCTTCACACAATGCGCCCATCAGAGAACGGACCGACCACTGGGTGGAAACGGAGCCGTCTCCCTTGATGGAGCCCTGGCATGGGAGCGCCAGGACGAAAGTGCAGTTGGGAACTGGGCTGAGCAAGCGCAGCTCGAGGTATTCGCGACCGGCGCGCTCGCTGATCTGGCAATCGAGCAGGGCATGAAAAGCCAGGCCGGTGGCTTCCTCGATGACACGACGAGGCGTGCCGTACGACTCGCCGTACGCATAGAGGCGACCCTGCTGGTCGATGCCGAACCAGAAGGTCTCCTGCCTGGGGGCGGGCACGAGCGCGGCTTCGAGTGGATCGAAGGGCGCGTCGAGTGTTGCAAGTGGCGGTGTGTGATCCATAAACGAAGCAGAGAGCAAAAGTGCACTGCTGGCAATGCACACAAAAAAGCCCCGGCAGTTCTGCCGAGGCTGGGTAGGATGAAATGCAGTGCGAAAGAACTGCATGTACGCGGTCATGCCGGCTGGCCAGGGATTGATGACAGGTGAGCCTGCGCCGTCACAGCAGCCGGGTGGGTTGGTCCGCGAGCTGATTGAACTGGCGGGCTTCCTGAAGGAACTGGAGACGCAGGCGCATCTGGTGCATCTGAATTACGAGGGCGATAATTTCTTCTCGGTCCACGAATTCCTGAAGAGCCAGTACGAGGCGCACCTCGCCGAGTTCGACGAGGTGGCGGAATACGTGCGGGCGCTGGACAACTTCATGCCGATGTGCAGCTGCGGTCTCAAAGAGTCAGTGCGTGACTTTGAGAACTGCGCGAGCTATGACGGCATGCAGATGCTGATGACGTACCTGATGAATCTCGATGGGTTGGTCGAGAAGGCCACTGCCATTGAAGCGATGGCCGGCGAGGCGCGAGCCATCGACGTGCAGAATTACATGGCTGAGCTAGTTGCTGCAGCCAACAAAGCAGCGTGGTTCCTCAAGGCAACTCTGCGGGGGTGCTAGATGCGGCTTTGATATCAGCCGTGTACCTGAGGGCCGCGTATTCCGTGTACTCAGGCCTGAACCTTCTTAGACCACCAAGTGAATGAATCCTTTTAACAAAGGCATATCCACCCGGATACTTGCCCATCTCCTCAATGGTGGGAAGCACGATCGGCATTCGCTCATGCTTGACAAGAAAGTTGTAGATTTCAGGAAAGATACTGCCTGATCCCTCCTTGCTGATCGCTTGGCCGCAATGCGAGCATCTCATGGCTGATTAGCGATAGCGAGTTCATCGCCGATCCTGGAGGACCAGGTCTGCGCGTAAGCGTGGAGCCTCTGAGCCAGGGATTCACCACGTGGCCAATTGGTGCTGGCGAGCTGCCGCACAGGAAAGCTGTGCCCATCGGCCACGAGCTGGGCTTCGACGACGATCTTCAGCCGACCAGACTTGGTCAACTGCAGCTCATCGCCATGGGCGCCTTCAAACAGGAAGGCGGCAATACGGCCCTGCAGGTCGTCGGGAATGACTGTGGCAGGGAGCGATGTGGAGCTGTCGGGTTGCTTGGGCATGGCAGGAATAGGTAGATGCTGATTACACGGTCTGGACGCCAACGAAGGGTCCGACGAGAACGTTGTAGTGACGGCGATACCACTGGCCGTAGATCGGATCCTCCGGCAGGGGGAACCCCTGATCGAGCCATTGCTGCTCAGGGGTACTGTCATGCGATAGCCAGCCGGCTGAGGTGTGATACCAGCCGGCGGCACGTCGGATGCGGGTGAGGTAGAGATCGCCTTCGGGCGAATCAGGATTGGCTTGACGCTTCACGAATCATCGTCTTGAGTTCATTGCCGAAGGTGCTTTCGAGCAGCTCACGGATGAGTTCACGTTGGCGCTCGGCAGTGCGCGTTTGATCGCGAACAAGGGCGCCGACGGCTTCCCCGGCTGCGTTGCGAGCAAAGTCCCGAAGTTCATTGCGGAGATCGTTGCGAATACGGGCAATCTCGCAGCGGATGGCCTCTGAGACGATGTGATCCTTAACGGCCGCCATAAGCTCGTACCTGAGGCGGCCGATCAGAGCCCTGGTGAAAACAACGTCGGAGTCAGAGGACGAGTCGTTGGCACTGTCGGGATTGTTCTCCATCCATTGGAGGCCAGTAAGAAGGCTCCTCTTGAGGGAGTCGCCAAGGTCGAAGTAATCGATGCGACGCGACAGGCGCTCATAGATACGCGCCCAGTCGTCATCGCTGATGGAGAACTGCTCGAGCTGCTGCTTCGCCATGGACAGCACCTCATCGTAGGCGGTGACGAGGGAGTCGAGCTTGAAGATAAGGTCGTCGACTTTGACGGTGTTGTCGGTGACGGTGACGGTAGCGGTCATGGGAATCAAGAAAGGGTGAGCTTGAAGGAACGGCCGTTAGCGAAGGCCGAGTTGGTGACGGAATCCAGGCGTCCGTCCAGCAGGTTCTGGATCACGAGCAGAGCCATGACAGCGCTGAGTGCGTTGGCGCTGATGAGCTGCGGAGCCGATGGAGCAGCGAGAGCGCAGGAGCCGTGCGCGGGAATGGCGTCAGACGGGGTAGCGATATTCGGAAAGAGCAGAGCGGGTGAGATGCCAACCGGTTGGCCAGCGATGACGCCATGCCAGTGAGTGGAGGTAGAGATGCGGGATTGGCCGTCGGAGTTGTCGGCATTGCCGGTGGTGACGTGCAGCCAGTTGCTGTCAGCCCGCTTCTCAAGGACCTCAATGACGGCAGCACGGGTGGCGTCGTTGTCAACAGTGGTGACGACGAGGGGGCAGGTGGCGTGCTGCGTTAAGCGGCGAATCGCGGGGCGGTCCAGGAAGTCAGCAAGACTGGTGACCTGGGTCAGACCGATGTCACGGCAGTATTCAGCCAGGACGTCGGCCTTGTTGCGGCCGATCTGCCCGGCGCCGCAGAGTTGCCGTTCTTGATTGTGCGCCTCGAAGCTGTCCCCATCGGCAATGAGGACAGAGGAGGATGCGTTGGGGTGGTAGGCAAGTAGGCGGGCGAGCGAGGGAATCAACTGGCCGCCGGAGCCGCCAGCGCCGATGACGAGGGTGCTGTCGATGTACATGCCGTGGTGGTGGAGGTAGAGAGTTGGCCGAGGAGGAGTGCTTGGGAGCCGTCTACGTAGCCGGTGGGGTCGAGGGTGAAGAACCAATAGTTGCCATCAGTGTCGGGATCGGTAGCGAAACCCTTGACACTGTTGGCGTCGTGGTGCCTGAGTCCGGCCACGATGTGTCCGTCATTGGCCGGCACGCCAGAAGCGCGCAGAAGTAGATAGGCGGTGCGATGGTGCTGAGCGGAAACCAGCAATGCGGCGTCGTAGCCAGGGCCGATGGCGATGCCAGCTGGGGCCGTGATCGGCGGATCCTTGCGGACCATGGTGCGGTACTGGCTGAAGCTCTCAGGTTGCAAGAGGTCGGCGTTGGCCCTGGCATCGCAGTAGGTGGCGACGACAGCGGGCAGGGATTCCGGTGTGCTGTTCTCTTCGCCCCAGCAGACCCTGTGGTCATCGAATGTATTGATCGACTGATAGATGCGAGTCAGTCTGGGATTGAGGAGATTAGAGGGAAAGCAAGCCTGCATCCAGGCGTATGAGTAATGCGCGCGACCAGTGAATGGATTGAGGTCGACGCTGTAGGCCATGGGCGGCATAGGGCCGTCATATTCGGAGTAGTAGCTCGAGTCCGGTCCGTAGCGGCCAGCGGGGCAGGGGAAGGGAACGCAGTCAAATCCTTCTCCGCGCCCGTATGGGCAGCAGGATTCGTAGCGCACCAAGACAGCTTGGTTGCTGTCATCGTCGTGGATGCCGTCGAGATTGATGGACGACTCCTCGTCGTATGTGTCGAAGTTGTATTTACAGCCATTGCAGTTTTCCTCGATCCAGCGCTCCTCGGCATCCTCGGAATCGAGATCGGCGAACTCGCAAAGGCCCCAGCGGTCGGGCATCCAGGCGGTGAGGCGGATGCAGTGGCGAGCCACGGCGCCAATCACCTCGACGTGCCGGCTACCACTGGCCAGCAGGTAGTGCGACGGGAGCGGGTGAATCAGGACCGGAGGTGGTGTCTGCGGCGAGATCAGTGAGGTCATCGGAGTACCAGATGGGGTCTTCTGAGTCAAATGTGAAATTGACAGCGTCCATGACTTTCGAATGGGCGCGCATGAAGTCGATGCCGTGCTTGTAGCAGATGGCGCGGATCTCCTCTAATGCTTCAGAGAAGTAAAGCAAAGACTCATTGAGGAGCTCATCGGGGGAGACGCCAAAGTCGTCGAGGTGATCGAAGCAATCCAGCGAGTGAGAACGCGTCGAGGAGCCTGGTTTCAGGCTGCTGGTGGTAGAGCCGTAGACAGCGGCCTCTTCCCGGCTGAGATGACCAGGCAGCCAGGCATCTCCGTAATGGGTGCCGTAGGACCAGCGAGTCCGTTCGGGCTCGATGATGGTCAGGACGGAGGGATGGAATGTGGTGTCAGCGGGGGTGAGGTCAATGACATCGGCGGCATCGTCGAGGTAGAAGCGCCGATGGTTGGCGGTGACGGATGCGGTAGGGACGTAGGTGTTCTTGAGGATCGAGACGTGGGAAATGACGATGTGCAGCCCAGGGCAGCCCAGTTCGCTCGCGTCGTCGATGCTGCTGAACTTGGCCAGTGGCATGGAGTTATGGGAGTGGGAGCTGCCAGCAGGAACCCAGCCCTGTGGCGGGTAGGTCTCGATCAGTTCGCCGGTTTCGATGTCGATGGAGGAATCGAAGGTGTCGATGCGAACGCTGGCACCGCTGACCTCCTGGCGAGGCACAAGGATGCGCCACGTGGAGCGGTCGTCTTCCTTGCGCAGCAGTCTGCATGACACCTCGAGATCGCCCTGCTTGAGGTGGGCGAAATGAAAACACAGCTTGATCCAGCGTGACCAGAGGTCGGCAGGGATCTTGCTGATATTGGAATTGAGCTCGAAGCGCTCGAGGGCGCCGTCTTCCAGATCGGCGTGGGCGTCAGGATCCGGGATGGGGCTTAGAAAGGAGCCCCATGCGTTGGTCCGGACCTGGAAGCACCCGTTACGTGGTGTACGGATGAATTCGGTCATGGGTGATGTGAAAGAGAAAGGGCCCAGCGCTGCTGAGCCCAGGGAGAGAAGGTCAGCCGAGACCTTTTGTCTCGGAGGTGATGGCGCCTCGGTACACGGTTCCGAGCTCGATGACGGTGTCGCCACCGACGATTTGCCCAGCAGCCACGAAGCGACTGATGCGATCGGTGTCGCCGAGATCGTCGGCGTAGAGGCTGAAGAGTTCAGCGACGCTCTTGCCCTCGGCCTCGGCCGGAGAGATGGTGATCTGCTCCTCGTTGAGCTGGAGGATCACCGGTTTGCGCTCGGTGGTGGCAGCGGTAGCGGTGTTGGTGTTGTTGGTGCCGAAGTTGAAGAAGCCCATGGATAAGTATGAAAGAAGAGATGGAAAGGAGGTGAGCGCAGGAGTTCCCGGGCGGTGCGCGCACCGGGAGAAGTATTTGGGTCATGGGTTAACTGGTGGGAAAGCCGGACGAGCCCTGGAGTAGAGCTCGTCTGATGGATGCGGTGATGTTGCGTTCAGCGCGTGAGTTGCGCTTGCGGCCAAACGGAATGGTTGTGTGGCCGCCGTTTGGGTGGGTGGCGTGCCAATGCTTGCGCCCGGGCCTGATCTCGAAACCGAGACTGACGGCGAGCTTGAGCATTGGATCCCGACGTAGCAGGGGATTGGAGGTCACAGGAGGAACTAGAAGGACATGGCGCGTTCCTCGTCATCGGAAAGCTTGACGCCAGTGGCTTTGATCCATGGGATCGCAGCCGTAACGAGAAGTTTCTGGATCTCCATGGCGCGCGGCTGCTCACGGCAACCGAGGCGTTTGCTGGCATAGGTGTATGCCAAGCAAAGCTGCTCAAGGATGTGCTCCAGCGCAGGATCCAGGGACGGCGGCTCGGGGATCAGCCCCTGGGAGGCGGCATATTGCCTGAGTGCGGCGGGATCGGCGGTGCCGATGGAAGCCGCAGTGTCAGGATCTGCCCAGCCGGTGTCCCTGTTAGGAGGCTGAGCAGGATCGTCCTGTGGCGGAGCGTCAAAGTCCACGGTGAGAACCGTGGCCTTGATGTCCTCGTTCCAGTAGAGATCGGTCTCGTCGTCGAAGGCGAAGCCACGTCGGACGACACCGATGAGGGAATTAGGGATGACCGCGACGCAATCGCGGCCGGCCTGTGTTTTGGCGTTGTAGTAGCAGTAGTGCCACTTGGGGTGGCGTATTGACGGCCGGGGTTCAGAGGTGATGATTCTTGGGGCCATCGAACGATGTAGTGAAAAGAGCGAAGAGTCTTGACCAGAAAGTCAGCGGTCTGACAGTCAAGGCAGAGAGCAGTCCCGACACGGCGATAAAGGTTGGGGGGATCACTGAGGTTGTCGAGTGCGTGGTGTGCTCGTCGGGACTGCGGAGTGAGATAAACCCGGCCCGACGGTGACTGGCTGAGCCAGAAGTCGAGCCGGGGTGGCTGTAGGTTCACGCGGGGTGGAACTTGCCCCCGGGTGAATAGGGAGTCAGGAGCTCAGGGAAGGCCTCGTAGATGCGACGGGAGTTGTCGCGATCGGCATGGCGCAAAGCCAAAGCGAGGCCCTGAGCGAAGGAGCCGCCGAAGTTGAACATCAATTCGGCGGTGCGGTTCTTGGTCAGGTAGAAGCTGTCGAAGGAGACAGCGAGAGCGGGGGTGGCAGTGAGCATGGCGATTAGTTGATAGACCAGGAGATGCGCTCTTCGATGTGAGCGCCAGGAATGGAAGCGCCCGCCTTGATGGCCTCCTTGATGGCGGCCTTGTCGGGCTGGTATGTGGTCTTGGAGATGAGGAACTCATCCGGCAGTGCGGATTCGTCCTCGATGACGACGCCAGAGGAGCGGCGGGAACGCAGCTCGTGAGTGGGGAGCGAGAACTTGCCCTGCTCCGGGTATAGGGTGGTCAGGACTTTCATCATGTAGTCCTGCAGGGACTGGGCGCGTTTGTAGTCAGCGTCGGCCAATTCCTTGAGCCGCTTGGCTTGCTCCTTGCGGAAATCAGCCATGGCGATCAGGTGATCGCGATAGCGGCAGATGTTGTCGGCCTTGCTGGTGATGAGTCCAGCGGTGTGCTCCTGGGCGCCGAGGTGCTGTTCGATGAGGCGAACAGCAGAGGATTCCTGATCGGGGTCATCCGTTGCCAGGAGTTCGGCCGCCAGGGCGATCTCGGATGCGATGTCCTGCGCCTGGATACCCAGGGCGTACAGAGACGACGCGCCGTCATTGGACGGGGCGACCGGAAGAGATGGTGACTGCTGGGGCGGGTGGGTAAGAGATGTTGGGGAGGAGTGTGCGGAGAGAGTCGATGTAGCGCTGCCGTTCCCTGAAGGACGGGAACGTTGCGTACCAGGTGCTGCCACGGAAGGAGTCATGGAGATAGAGGGTGAAGCCAGAGCGGTTAACGGTGCGACGAACGAAGAAGCGTCCGTCGTGAGGACTGGAGCCTCTGGTCAAAGGACTCCAGTTGCCGTCGGATGGCGGCAACGGACTCAGGGGTTTGGGATCCGTCGCGCCGGGAGAGCGCCGCTTCGGCTCGATCAAGGAGATCAGCCGTCGCATCGCGGAGGCGATGGAGTGGCGCAAGCCGGTAGTCGTAGTTGGAGTCATGGGGCATGGCCGTACGACGTGGCGGGCGCAGCATAGTGCGTATCGCCTAGCAGTGGAAGACGTGGCGGGCAGCAAAGCGGCCGCACGGTCAACAGCAAAGCCAGATCGGACGGCCCATGAAGTCACGGCCGACCTCCTGGCAGCGCATGGGATTGGGGGCGATGTAAGCAACGACCTGATAGCAGGCGTTCTGGGCGAGGGAGGGTGCCGGCAGGGCCAGAAGGATGGCGGCTACGCCGGCAGCGAAGTGAGATTGACGTTTCATGACAAAGCAGGCAGAAGAAAGCCCCGGCACGCGGGGTGCGCGCCAGGGCGTGAGCCGGAGCAGGTAGGTCAGGCTGCGGCAGCCACGAGATCAGGTGCCTTGCCGTTGCCGCTGGGAGCGGCAGTCACGGGTTCGGCGGGTGCGATCTTGGCGGTGGCGGACTCGGCATCGGTCAGGCCTTGCTTAACGGCCTTGGTGTACAGAGACTTGGTGTACACGTCGGCCGCTGAGATCGCGTAGACCCCGGTGGGAGTCTGGACGATCTTGCCGTAGTAGACCGTGCCGGCATCGGGGCAGGTGAAGGTGTCGGCGGGGTTGTCCTTGCCAGCCATCTCGAGCAGATGTTCGGACTTGAAGCTGGCCGCAACGGCGGTTTCACGGCGAGCCTTGCCGCCATTGCGGTTGGACACCCAGGCGGCCTCCAGGTGAGTCCAGTTCTTACCGCGATCCTTGCCGGAGTAGAGACGCAGGGAGATGGGGCCGAGATTGAGATCCATGGTGAAAGAGAAAACAACGAAGCAGAAAGCCCAAGTGCACAGTTGCAAAGGGCCAACAACAAAACACCACTAGAATGAAGGAACTGAATACGCCTAAAGGCACCAGTCCGTCATGCAGTGGCTTGGGAATGTTGATGACCGAGTGCGTGGCTTCTGGCAGCAGCGCGCTGCCGAGACCATGGCTCGTGGACAGAAGAGCTATGCCGATGAGATGGTTGGCAGGGCGACTGGCCAGGGCGCGGATCTCGATGGGGTGGCGAAGGCCCTGGCAGGTCGGACCGGTCGGGATCTGAGCGATTACCAGGCGGGCGGGCAATTTGATATGACCGGCATGGGAGATGCCCAGCTGCGTCAACTGTTTGAAGACACCTACGCCCAGAAGCCTGGGCTGCGGGTGCGAGCAGAGAGCATCCTGGGCAATACCGGCGCGAAGGCTCGGGTTGGCCAGGCCGGTCTGTATGCAGCGATGGGCGGTGGCCTGACAATGGGCCTGACAGCTGCAGGTCAGGGGCTGTTTGCCCTGACGCAATACCTGGCGCAGGGCCAGGATGCAGCCGTCAAGCGAGACCAGGAGCTGGTCTGATGCCGTGCAGACCCCGCCGCGCTGGGAGTGTGGGTTATGGGAGCAGGTATTGATGAGTTTGGAAGAAGCCGGCAAGACAGGGACGTCGTATTACGTGATGGCCGAGGAGGCCGTGTTCCTGTGCCGTCTGTCGGAATGGCGCCTGGGGATTCAGCGCATATGCGAGCTGGAGGCTGACTATGGATGAGCCAATCCTGCTGGCGGGTGAGCGCATGGGACTGGACATCCGAGAAGGCCTGAGCGATCCGAGGATCAAGACCAGGCTGCTGAATAGAGCCTGGTCTCAGAGCCTGATGTCTAATCCCATGGCGCCGGAGAACAGTGAGCCGAACTATACGCTGCTGGGATCGATGCAGCCAGAGGTGACGTTCGGCGCATAGTGCACAGAGGTGACATGAAAAAGCCCCGACGCGCATAGTGGCGGCCGGGGCTGGATGTCAGTGCTGCATTGGGGTCTCCGTGAGGGGTGGTTCAGGCCCGAATTCGAGGGCCAGGCAGTAGTCGTGGTAGTCCGCCCAGGACTCGAGCAGCCCGGGCGGAGCATTGCGGTCGTCGAGGACCACCAACGCGGTGTCGACACGGGATAATGATGCCGTCATACGGGCATAGCAACAAAGCCCTCGACCATTGCGCGCTTGGACCGCTTGCGCCTGGTCCGAGTGATGGCGCGAAGTTCTTCAGTCGTGTTGGACATGAGGTCTTCGGCCAGCTGGGCGAGGGGATGCTGAGGAATGGGCGCGGCCTCTGTGGTGGTGGCGCCTGGAGTTGACGCCACCGGTTGGTTATCAAGGATGAGTTGCTCGATCTGGTCGTCGAGCTGTTCAAGGAGATCTGCGGCGATGCGCAGAAGGATGATGACGCCCTTGAGCATTTGGTGGCTGCGTTTGCCAAGGGCGATGAGGACCCCGCCGATGAAAGCGATCACGGCGAGGGTGATAGCCATGGCCTGCCGCGCTGTGCGCTGAACGTCGGCCATGGTGATGGCGCTGGCCTTGCGCTGCAGAATGGCCAGGCCCTGCAGGAGGGGGTCTGCAGGTGGAAATGAGGAGAAAGACATTGTTCTAAACGAAGCAAAGGACTGAAGTGCACAGCTGAAGAGGTGCAAGAGAAAAGCCCCACCCGCTTGCGCAGATGGGGCAGGAATCAGAGGCCGCGCCGGGTCAGAACGGGATGTCGCCCTCATCGAGGGGCTCGGGCTCACGGTGCGGGATGGGCGGGAGGCTCAGGTCCTCGGCTGGCGCCTGGGGCTGACCTCCCTTGCTGAGCAGGTCGAAGGCAAAGACGCGCTTATCGGGCGCGTACGCGAAGGAGGTTTCGCGGTAGACCCGCCCGGTGTTGGGGTTGGTCAGCTCCTTGGTCTGGACGCTCCGGGGATTGCCGGAGTATTCCCAGAACAGGCGGACACAGGCCCAGTCGCAGGTGTCCATGAGCTGCCGGATCTGGGTGCCGGCCATGTTGTTGGGTTCGTCCCAAACGGTGAAGTACACCGTTTCCACCGGCACCCGGCGGCGCTGAGGTTCCTCGGCAGTGCCGAAGTTGACTTGCGCGCCGATGCGGACGCGGACGCGAAAGCCGCCGTCAACGACGGAGTTGTCGCGCCGCTGGACCGGGTAGACCCCGGTGATGATGCCGACTGTTGTGGAGTCGGCGTTGGCCTTGCGGCGCTGGAGAGGGGACGCCTCGGCAGCGGGTGCCGAGAGAATGGCTTCGAGCTCGGCGATGCGGGCTTCGAGCTGGGCCTTGGTGGTCGTGGTCATGGTGCTGCCCGGTGGTGTGCCGGGGTGAAAGAGCACGAAGCAACGCAGCAGTGAGCACAAGTGCACAGCTGCAGAGTTGCAATAGAAAAACCCCACCCAGCCGGAGCCGAGTGGGGTAGGGACTCAGTAGCCGCGACGACCGAGTTCGATATTGATGGCGTCGAAGACGGCCTCAGCCATGTCGGCATCGGGGCCGTCTTGGCGGACGAGGTCGGCGGCTTGGCACATGAGTCGCTGGAGATGGGGCTCCTCGAATTGGCTCATGTCGGCCGGACGGCCGAAAGTGTCGACGGCCTCAAGCCGCAGCTGCAAGGCAGGACAGATAGACATGATCTGCTGATGAGGTGCAGCAGAAAACCCCTGCCCAGCAGGAGCCGAGCAGGGGTGGGTATCAGTAGCGGCCGTGAATGGCGTAGGTGGTCTTGAACTCGCCGCACCATGCGGACATGGCGGCATCCTTGTGGGCGGGCCAGTCGCGCAGCGCGCACTGTCGAAGTGCGGCAGCGCTGAGTTGGGCCGTGGCGATCTGAGTAAGGGCGATGAGGCCAAAGCTCACGCCAATCCCGAAGCCGATAGCAGTGAACGGGTTGATGAAGAAAGAGCGCATCGAAGCAGGCGGCGCGAGTGCACCGCTGAAGAGTTGCAATAGAAAAGCCCCCACCCGCTGTGCGAGTGAGGGCAAGTGCTCAAGCGAACTGACGCTCGAGCTCACGTATTGCCTCCCGGTGCCGGGAGATGTAGTCCTGGCAATGGGCCAGGAACTTCTCCTCGAAGGAGGAGAGAGGCCGACGCTCAAGAACGTCGTCGTGCAGGATATAAGCCTGCTGATAGAGGGTCTCGGCGTACGGATCGATCCGCCCGCCAAGGACGCGGCCGTCCTGGCCGAGGTTGATGTCGCGGCGCGCGTAAAGCCCGAGGCGACGGAGCAGGAGGCTGACTTGACCTTCGCTCATGGTGCTACCGGGCTGAGCCCGGGGTGAAAGAGCACAAAGCAACGGAGCAGAGAGCACAAGTGCACAGCTGCTGAGTTGCACGAGCGATCCCAAAGAAATGTGCGTGCAGAGGGGAACCCATCGACGCTATAAAACGGTGCTATGATATGAAGGTAAGCGCCTAAGTCACAGGGATTAGTGCATCAAGGCGCATGAGATTTGCCCCCGAAAGCGTCGCGAGTGCGCGCGTCTTGAGAGAGCAAATGCAAGCGATAGGCGCGCGAGAAAGTAACAGCAGATTGCGTTAGAAGCAACGGAGTAGCGAACGCATCATCTGCAGCGTTAGTAACACCCAAGCCTGAGGCGTGTGATAACGAATGCGCGCGAGATAGCAGTTGCTGCAGCGGATCTCAAGCGATCGCGTACGCTCTTGCTGCTGCAATACACTGTGCTACTGAAGACGCGCGCGCTACAGAGTCGCGTGCTATCTCTCGTTGCTATCACTCGCTACACTCGCTCGCTTCCGATGCGCGGCGCTGGCGCGGGGCGCGGGCACAGCGCGCAGCACGCAGTTCTTTTTTTTGTTGCCACGCCTCATCGACTTGTGGGGGGTGTTTGATGTCTACCGCGCGGCGCAACGAAAAATCACCCAGCCCCAGGGGAACCGGCTCCATGAATTGCCTCGTTTCCTAGGGAGAAACAAACTTGTCTAAAACGGCCTGATTTAAGGGGCTATTTAGGAGGCTTCGGGATAGTTTTCGTTAGACTTGGTGGACGCAATGAAAGGCTGGTAGTTCGGGATGGCGGGATTCCCTAGGGCTAAGTCCAGATCGTACGAGCAATATCAGGCCTGGCGACGCGCCAGAGAAGAAGAAAACCGTCAGAATACGCGCTCTAATAGTGGCGATTCGGGGATTTTTGGCGTACCTGGCGTTATGCGAGCAATGCCGGATCCTCGTGATCCGAGATATACCGCTGGAGAGGTCTACCAACCGGTCAATATCCCCGGACTGCCACCTGCGGTGACTCCGTTCAAGGCCGATCCAGCCAGGCAAGGCGGTGTGCAGTGGGTTGGAACCCCAATGGGTCCTGCTCGTGCCGTGCAAAACCTGTCTACCGTCGCTGCCGACGAGGAGGCGGGCAGGGCTCAGCGCTGGTATGAGGCCAAAATGGCCGGAATCGAGCCGGTTTCGCGCGGCGATGCCGACTTAGTCCGCGTGCGCGACAGCCAGATTCTCACCGATCGGCTCGAAGAGGCCGGCCGGTGGGTGCCAACCAGTGATGCCGACGCCCAAAGGCTCGAGCAAATGGCGGCCAGAGTTCAAAACGTTGCGACTGGTTCTAATGACGCGCCGCGTAGAGCTGATGCGCCTCTGAGGAGGCGTCTTGGGCAGATCCGTGCAGAAGAAATCGATCAGGTCATTGCCGCGCTTGAGGCCCAAGGGGTCACTGACGCGCGCGAAGACCCCCGATTCCGCGAAATGGAAGAGGCGGCGCTCTTCGTGCGAGGCGTCCCGAGGCGGGAAACCTACGCGGGTGACCCCTCGCAGATTGAAGGGCAGGCCTCAGGCGGGGGCTCATGGGGTGGAATCAGCCCGTATGGTCCAGTAGAGCTGCTGACATCAGACGCGCGTGGCCGCATTAGCCGTGTCAATGTCTATCCGGGTGAGTCAACAGGCCAGGTACGGACAATCGACCCTGATGCCACCGCAATTTGGGATAAAGAGGAAGATCCGACGCTTGGAAAACTGGCTCAGGAGGCTCGCGGTGACGCGCGGACGGGAGTCATCACGGCATTGGCGCTTCAGGAGCTGGCACGTAGTAGGCGATTCCGTGAAGCAACGCCATCCGAGCTGCAAGTCCTGGCGCCTGCACGTGGAAAAGCGCAAAACACCCTCAAGGGCTTCATGGTGCAGGCTGGATCGCGGCCTTATGGAGCCAATCAGCTGCTGGAGGACCTCGAAAAAGGGAAAATCACGCTAAGCATCGGAAACGGCGGAAGCCTGACGCAACTTGACCCAGAGCGCGCCAATGCATTACTAAGTGACGTTGTCAATACTGCCTTGGATCCCAATAATCCGCGCATTACAATCGGGCAAGGGGGGCGCTTCGGGCGTGATTCATCTCTTCCCGAGCTATATGTGCAGCGCGGCGGGGACATTAGGCGTCTGGCGATGGGCATGAGCCCCGATGGCGCACCCTCATTGCTGGTACGGGAGTGGGCGCCGGTCTATGACCCAGGTGTAGAGACGCAGGTGGAGGTCGCCAAGCGAAATAGCCTGGGGCAACCCATCGTTGTGCCCCAAAATACTGCGTTGTACCGTGTCGGACGCGCGACTAACCAAGACAACGCTGCTGTCAAGCAGGGCCTCGCTGAGATCCTTCCCGGCGCTGGAACGGCGACACAACTCAGCCCGCTCATGGGAGTTCGACCACTGGTGCAGCGGCAGCAACGAGGCGAATTCGATGTTCTGATGCGTGATGCCGAGGGAGTTCGGGTCCTCGCGCCGCAGGAGGTGGAGGCGCAGCTTAGTGCCTTGGTTGGCCGAGCGATGAGTCCAGATGATCCGATGGTTGCGGTAGACCAGGCTACGGGAATGATCCTGCCTGGACAGGGCGCAACGAGAAGCAATCCGGCTCCGCAGGTCTTTGTTAGACGGCCGGATGGAAGAACGGATCGGATCGTACTGTCGGTCCGACCCGGACCGAATCCCGAGCCCCTCGTCAGACTGCCTGGCCAGCAAGTCGAGGTTGGGCCGACATTCCTGAATTCGGACATCAATGTCCGCATGACTGGTGCAAAACGCGATCCAGACCAGGATCTGTATCCGGTCATGAACGAGCTAACTGGAGCCGCATTTGCGGAAGGGGCGCCGGTCGCCTCAACGCAGCGCGTCACCCGGGAGCTCATGGCGGGCCTGGTTCGGGACAAAGGGTACACGCCGGTCGAAGCGGCTAATACGGTCTTGGGGATTGTTGCCCAGCAGAGCGAAAGCCCGACCGTTCGCATGGATTACCGCAATGCAGTAAAAAGCGCCCTGATTGAATTGACTGGCGGGGAGTCGCGCCTGGGGCCCGAGGTTGCGGTCGAGCCGGCGTCCTATACGGGTCTGGCAGCGGTGCTGGATTTCGCGCGCGGATTGAATCAGCGCGAGCGCTCAGGGCGCGTCGTGCCGCTTGGCGATGTCCGCGAGCGCATTCGGCCTCGAGTGCGCCTAGCTGAAGAGTCTGGCGAAGCGAACTACGACCCGGCAGACGAGATGCGTGATCCGATCCAGCGCGCTCTGCAGGACGAAATGGCTGCCAGGGATTTCGGAGGGTACAGCCGTGGCGGCTCAACGGCAGAAGATGATCTCAATGATCTGGACTCCGACGCATACGTCAACGCGTATTCACGGCTGCGAGAGGAGAGTGGGCTAACCGGGGAATCGCCGAGGGGGGTGAATGAAGTGGATTACGGCCCAAGCCTGACGGAGATCGTCGCGGCGGGGGCCTATGAGCCGCTTTCGTCAAGTTCTCTTGCCGGCAGACGTAGCATGAGTGAATCCGGCCCTATTGATAGAGCGCTGCGTAAGCAGGCAGAGCTGCTAGCTGAAGCGGCGATTCGCGCCGGTGGTGCGACGGCCCGCCCGACCGTAACCCAACAGGTGATCAACACGCCGGAAGGCCCCCGCATTGTCCGCGCGCGTGGAGAGGAGCAGCTGCCTGGGCGCACGCCCGCGCAGATGCGCGAGGCTGCAGCTCGAATGGCCAATCCTCCGATCAGGGAAGGCCTGACGTGGGATCGCGTTAACTACGGCAGTGGCTGGTACTGAGAAGGCTAACTTCTACCGGAATATCATCAGCAAGTAGCTCCGTTAGACTGGACGGAGCACGCTGACCGGGATTGGCCAACAGTCTGCCGAAAGATCCAATAGCGATGTCGCGGTCGCTGGCGTATGCGGTCCAGAAAAAGGCCGACGAACAGGAGACTGTTACTGATTTTGCGTATCAGCAGGGCTCTCCTTCTAAGTTCGAGGGAGAGCAGTTTAGCGCTCGGGAATTTGGTGACTCATTAGATCCCGTCAAACAGAAAGGCAGGAGCGAGGCCTTAAAGCGCGCCAAGACGTGGAGAACACTTGCTGACAACTTCCGACCCGTCGGCAGCGCTGAATCTGACACCATGAGCACAGAGGAGTTTGCGTGATGTTTGCCGCGATGCGCCCAGCAGTTAAAGCTGTGCTCGGCCAGATGTTCAGCAAACCCCAAAACGCGGGAGACTATCTCCAGCTGGCTGGACGGTTTGGGCCGGAACTGATCTTTCCACTGATCAACGCGGGAATGCTGCCCGAGGGGTCCTCGATGGGCGAGCGTGCCGGTGCGGGTCTTGAGGCATTGGCGTTCAACCTTGGTGGATCCCTGGGTGGCGAGCTTCTTGGAGGGCTCGGCGGGAGGCGACTGGCACGATCGCGCGGCTGGTCGATGGGCGGTCAGCGCGCACAGCAGGCTGTCAACACTGGGCTAGGCCTCGGGGGCACTGTAGGCGGCCTGGCTGCGAACTTTGTGCCGATGCCAATCACTAATAGCGCATACGAAAACGCCTACCGTCGGGAGCAGGAGCGACAACAGGCTCAGCAGAACCTGGAAACGGCCAACCTGTACACAGGTCTCGGAGGCCTGGGTGCCCTCGCTGCGCAGCCCTTGTTTGACCCGCGCCTGCTGATGTGAGCATGAACGATCTCAATCTCGAGCAGTGGTGGGAGATCTTTTCGCGCACCGGCCGTGCTAATCCGCGCGCCTACGCGAACGACGTGCAACGTCGGATGGGAGAGGATTACGAGAATGACATTGTCTATGACATCATCAATAGCTCTCCTGGTCTGCAATATGCACGACAGAGGCTACCAAACAACCTAGGTGAAACTGGTGCCGGCCAATGGCTGCAACAGCAGCTACCGGATAAATACCAAAACCTCGTCAATCAAGTCCCCCTCGGGGGCATGACGCAGGCTGAGCGCAAGGCCTACTCTGACGCGCGGGCGGCGAGCCCCGAGTTGCGCGCTAATACGATCGAGGTTGGCCGCGTCCCACTGGGAGATGCCGAAAGGCCGGTTGGCGACAGTGTTCGTGCTGCTTCCGCGCAAGCAGCGGGCGCCATCGCTGGTGATATCGCCACCGATGGTGTTCGCAATATCTGGTGGTTCCTGAATGCGCCACAGGCGATAACACAAATTGCAATGCTCAGCGCATTGCACAAGGCTGGTGCTGACTATAAGGACGACCCGGGTGTTCCGCTCATCAAGAACAGGAACCTCCGAATGGCGGCAACTCTCCCCGCTGTTCTCGGAATGTCGATGGCGATCGGTAACGCCTGGAGGCAACCTGGGTATAAGGCCGTGGTTCCGGGTGAAGTAGATCCAACACAGACTGCTGATCCGCTCGCAGAATTCGGCAGTCGATACATCCTGGGTCGATCGGGTAGTCTGCTTCCTTATGACGAATTCGTCAAGGAGAGGCCGGATGTCTCCAAGCGGGAATACGACCAATACAAAGAGTATCTGTTCGGTAACGCGTTACCACTGAAAGCCACGCTGGATGGTATTCAGGGCCCCGAAGTCACATTCATGGGCAAGAGCATCCCAATCCTGACCGGCGTGCTCCCGGCTGTGGCAGCGGTCGTGGGCGGTCGCTACGGAGTGCGCAAAGCAGCCGCGAACCTGGCTGGCGTGGAGATGGCGACCGGTCGGCGGATTGGGGAAAACAAACTGAGAAAGGCAGCTGATCTCCGCGAGCAGGTGCGGGCCGACAAGGCGGACTACGGCGAATACGACAAGCTGCAACGCTCCAATGAGATGAAAGTCCTTCGCAATGCGCTGCTCTATAGCGGCAGCTCGATGGCAGGAACAGCGCTTGCTGGACAGACGTTAGAATCACTTCGGCGCGCCCTCAAGGGAAATGCGCCAGTAGAGCAGGAGCAGCAGCCAGTCCTGGTGCCGTAACCGACTTCGATGGGGTAACTGAATGCCAGCTCGTTTCGCCGGATATATGTTCAAGCCGGAAGTTGGCCGCTCGTTGCAGGAATCTGGCGACGATAATACGCGAGCGATTTGGGAAATGGCGCGAAATACTGTTGGTAATATGGGTATGACGGACATCGCCGAGCTGAAGGGCAAGATGGACGCATCCAGGCGTGGTAGCGGCACCAGCGGTGGCTCGGGATTCAATTGGGCCGGAGCAGCGCAAGGCCTGATCGGCGGCCTGGGCGGACTGTTTGGCGGCGGTCGCTCCAGTAGCAACGCAAACCCTGGCTTTGGAATGCAGGGTAGTCTGTATGACTACAAGCCCTCTGGAATCGATTTCTCTTCTGGCTGGCGCTGATCATGGCATTCAACTACGGCAAGTTCAGCGGCGGCTTTGGGGGCAACGACGACGACTACATGGACGCGTTCAGTAATAATGCGCAGTCCTTTGATGGCGTCTTTGGAGGCAACGAAACCACAAATGCCCTTGAGGCCAGCCGCAAGCGCAGCCAGGAAGGCATGACGCAACTGGCCGGGAGCGCAATCCAGCAGGCGGGGCAACGCGCGCAAGCATTGGCCTACGCAGAGGGCTGGAAGCAGCAAGCTGATGCCGAGCGCCGGGCGCAGAAGAGGCGACAGGGCGGCGGCTTCCTGGGTGGACTATTCGGTGCAGCTGGAACCGCCGCAAGCTTTATTCCCGGTGTCGGGCCACTGATTGGCGCTGGCTTGAAAGCTGTTGGCAGTGGATTCGGTTGATTAGAATCGACAGATAGAGAAGTTGTCTAATGGCCGGACCATTTGCTGGAGCCGCACTATTGGCAGCCCTTGGTGGTGCGCGGGGAATCGGCCTGAGCGCTCTCGGCGCTGCTCTACCTTCCGCGCTGGGCGCGATCTTCGATAACAACGAAAGCTTCGCGGGAAAAACAGGTGAGGTCCTCGGTAGCGGCCTTGGTGCCGTCCCCGGCGCTCTCGGCGGCGCGGCTCTGGGCGGTCTTGCCGGTGGGCGCCAGTACGGGCGCTACCTGCGTGGCCCGGGCGCCATCGTCGGCGGCCTGGCCGGCGCTGGGCTGGGATCAAGCGCGCTGGGCGCAGGCGCGCGACAGATCGCAGGCGAGAACGAAGACCCGCTGATGAAAGCGGCCAGGCAACAGATGCAGATCGAGCGCGAAAGGTTGCCGCTTCTGGCTCAGCAGACCTCGCTGGCATCGCAGCTCGAGGTGGATCGCGCGAAGCAGATGATGGAGCTCGAGCGGCAGCGGAACCAGCAGGCTGCTGCGATGCAGATGGCTTACCAGGGGCAGCAGAACTCCGCAGCCCTGCAGCAGCAGTTGATCGCGTCGATTCTTGGAGGTGGCGGCGTTGTTCAACTCTGACGCTGCAGTAGCGGCTCTGCTGTCGCGAAACAATATCCGGGACTGGGCGGAACTGAACCCTCAGCAGACCGGTGTCCTGCTTCAGCAGACAGAGAGGGATAAGCAAGCTGCCAATCTTGCGCTCGCCGGTGAAGCCCTGCAGCAGGTGGGCGCCACGGATCGCGCCCAGCGTGAGATTGACTACTACAAGTGGGCGAACAAGGAGTCGCAGAAGGGGGAACGCCGCCGAAGCAGCCTGGCACTGCTGGGGTCACTGCAGGGGGTGGGAACTGCCGGGCGCCGGCTGGGCATCTCGCCAGCGCAGATGGCCAGTGTCGACCCCAACGCGATGCTGCAGAACCTGAATAGCCTGGTGAGTGGACTGGGAACTCTTGGTAATCCTTCCCCGGACTACGCACGGTATCTGAGTCAGGCGTATCAGTATGTGCCTGGAATGGCCCGCAGCTCGTGACGATGGGCTGCATCGAATGAATCGACTAGGATAGCCTGAGGGATTTAGCGTCATTCGGTCGGCTATGAGCGCATCATTTGGCCCTCGTGAACAGGCGGTAGACTTGCTCAACGGAGTTCTGGGAAGGATCACAGAGGGCCTTAGCGGACGCCCGGCCCTGGGGACAGAGCGCAGGAAGCAATATGACCTGGCCCAAGGCAACCTGACCGCAAGCCTTAAGCGGGACAAGCCGCTGACTCCGCAAGAGCAGTTAGAGCGGAATCTGCAAGAGATTCGGCAGATAGGCCTTGCTAATAATCAACTCACCGCAGAAGCCACTGCAAATGCCATAACCGCGGCCACTCGCGGACTGGAGAATAGGACAAACATACAGGACAGATCCTATGGTTACCGGCTGCCAATACTGACCGACTCCCAAAGCCGCCTTCAAGCGGAGAGGGCGGAGCAGGAACGCACGAACCTGGTCACGAATTACGGGACTTACGGCGATAAGGTCATGGGCCCCGCGTTCGAACTGCAGCGGGGGATGGAAGCCGGAAACAGAGAGCTGCGAGGCCAGATTGGTAATCGAATGCTCGACATTCAGGAGAATGCGATGAAGTCGGATATTGACTACAGGAATCAACTGCTGGCAATGGAGCAAAGCCAGAACAGTGGTCTTCGGGGCTTCCTGAACAATCTTGTCATGCCAATTGCTGGCCTCGGCCTGACGGCTGCCGCACTATTCCGAGGTTGACGCAGTGCCAAGCCAGACATCACAGAAAGAACAAAGCCAGATCCATCACCCGAGCAACCGGCACCGAGCATGACCACGCAGCAGAAGCTCAATAATCCTTACTACCAGAAAGCCGCAGGGGCGCTGGGGATCTCGAATTTCAACAGCGAGAATGACGTTCGCGCCGTTGATGCGGCGATGCAGAGAGCTGGGATCAAAAGCCTTGACAGTGATAAGGATGTCGCGCAACTGACACGAGTCCAGCCCCAGCCCCAGCCCCAGCCCCAGCAGTCGACGCCAGCCCAGACAGCAGTTGATAACAACCAGCAGGCAAGCGCGCCTTACGTTCCTGCAACGGTTTCAGGCCAGTATGCGCAAGCTGGCAACAATCAGCTCGCAACACTTGCTGATCAGTATGGCGATAATCCGACAATCGCGAATCAGATTGTAGGGGCGCAGGTTGACAGCGCTGTCGGATCTGTGCGCACGGGGCAGGCGATTGCCTACAACGACGCGATGAATCAGAGTACCGCAAACATGATTAGCGGGCTCAAGCAGCAAGACTTTGGTTACAACACGCAGATTGCCGCGCAACAGGGGCAGATTCAGGAAAGGCTGAGCACGGTTAATAATCAAGCGGCACTTGAAAATACGCGCGAACAAACACGAAGCGCAGAGGCGGTCGCGGGAATCACCACGCAGGGCGCAATTTCGCTACAGCAAACAGCAAACCAGGGGTCGCTCGCAAATATTCAGGCTCAGAGCCAGGGCGCGCAAGATCTGCAGCGAGTAACCAATCAGGGTGCACTTGCAAATATTGAAGCGCAGAATCGGGGCTTAATTGAGTCAACTGGGCTTCAGACACGAAGCGCAGAGAATATTGCGAATACTCAACGGCAAAGCGCCTATGACGTTCAAGGACTCGTAAACCAGGGCTCACTCCAAAACATCGAGGCCCAGAATCGGGGGGCATTCGATGTCACTGGACTTCAGACACGAAGCGCAGAGAATATTGCGAATACTCAACGGCAGGGAGCCGTGGAAGTCCAAAGTCTTGTAAATCAAGGCGCTTTCGCGAACATCCAAGAGCAGAATCGAGGCGCTGTTGAGGTTACAGGCCTGCAGACGCGGAGTGCAGAGAATATTGCAGGCATTCAGCAACGTGGCGCATACGATCTCCAGGGTTTAGTCAATCAGGGAAGCTTGGCCAACATCCAAGCGCAGAATCAGGGTGCAGTTGACGTCGCTGGACTCCAGACAAGAAGCGCCGAGAATATTGCGAACATTCAGCAGGCCGGTGCCTACGGCCTGCAAAACTTAGTCAACCAGGGCCAGATTGGGCTTACAAGGGCACAAGGAGAAGAGCAGCGACTCGGTTACATTGCGGAAGGGCAGCAGAATCGCTACTTAGCGGAAACCCAGGGCGAGCAACAACGTCTAGGCATTACGACACAGGGTGCGCAGGATCGCGCTCTTGCAGCAACCCAAGGCGAACAGTCCCGCCTGGGATATGTCACACAAGGCGAGCAGCAGCGCCTTGGCATTTCCGCTCAAGGCACCGAAGATCGTGCCCTGTCCCGCACACAGGGTGAGCAGCAGCGACTGAGTATATCCGCGCAGGGCGAGCAAGATCGACAGAGTATCGCAACCCAGGGCTATCAAAGCAGGCTTGGCTATGAGACGCAGGGCCAGCAACAGCGCCTAGGGATCTCCGCGCAGGGCGTCGAAGATCGATCCCTGGCGAGGACCCAGGGCGAACAGTCTCGCTTGGGATACGTCACCCAGGGCGAGCAGCAGCGACTCAGTATCGGCTCCCAGGGCGAACAAGACCGACTGAACATTTCAGCGCAGGGTGTCGAGAACAGGGCGGGAATCCGCGAAACTGGCGAGCAAACGCGCTTGGGATACGTCACCCAAGGCGAGCAGGAAAGACTGAACGAGCAGGAAAGGACCAGCCAGCTGCTGCGTGCTCGTGCCGACGCCCGGGGCCAGGTGGCAAGAGTGGGAGCGAGGTTCTTTGGGTGATGGCAGTCATTGAAGAGGGCCCGATCCAGCTCTTTCTTGCCGCGTTGGACAGCGACAAGCGAGAGGGCTTCCTGGACTACGTTCAGCACACGTATTCCGTGTACGAGATCTGGCTGTACGCCGGAGTGCTGGGCTACAAGGATAGCTTCACGGCACTCGAAAAATGGGTCCGCAAGAATTACAGCAAGCTGAATCGCCGCGAGCTCTTGCTGACTGAGATCAGCAAACTGGAGCAGGACATTGCGTTTCTTCGAGAGCACGTCCAGCTGGACCTGGTCAAGCCAGCCGATGCGGCGACAAAGATCGCCCATCTGTCCAAGGAGCTGCGTGGTCACCTGACCGAGGTGGAGCGAATGACACGCTCCACGGATCGGCGCGGCCTGGTTCTGTCCGGTGCCGATGCGGTGATGCGGCAGCTCAGGAGCATTTTCCGCGGCAACGAGGAGGTCATCCCTGCCCTGGAAGCTGCCTTCGAATCGGTCTGGGCCCAGCTTGAGGGAGAAAAGTAGGGAAAAACGTCGAATCAGCCTGCGCGATTCGGTAGATTGGCGACATGGCAGGCGCATCGATCGCCCTGGCACGCCAACGCACGGCGCGCCTTGCGGCTCAGGGAATCAAGAAACCGCCGGTCGAGGCCATCGTCGAGATCGCCGTCCCGGAGGTTATCCCGCCCCATGTGATTAAGGCGCGGGAGAACTTTGCGTACTTCTGCGAGCTGATGGGCAAGCCACCAGCTCGTCATATGAAGGAGTGGCACAAGCAATTGATCACGGGGCAGAGCAATGAGTATCTGCTGGATATTGCTGGTCCAAATACGTGCATTCTTGCTCCGCGGGGTAGCGCCAAGAGCACCTGCCTAGGGTTCTTGATAGCCTGGCTGATTGGAAGGCATGCAATCGAGAAACGATTGCTGCGCATTATGTATGTCTCATACAACGTTGACGTAGCACGGAATAAGAGCGCAGCAATCAAAAACACGATTCTCTCAAGTGAATACCAGGAGATTTTCCCGATGGTTCGCCTCTCAAAGGCGAAGACATCGGACGAGCTCTGGAGCATCGACTGGGAGCATGCAGGAATCGACGTCAGAGGTGAAGACGCTTTCACATTGGCTTGCGCTGGCCTAAAGGGTACGATTACCTCGAAGCGCAGCAACCTGATCGTGGTAGATGACGCGATCAAATCCGCCGCTGCCATCGCGAACCCCGACATCCGCCGGGAAATGGAGGCGAACTGGACGAACGTTATCGTGCCAACGATGTTTCAGGGGGCGCGTGCGATCGCGTTGGGTACCCGTTTCCATTTCGACGACCTGTTCACCACGACATTCGTCGAGCGCAAGGGCTGGAAGGTCATCGTTCAGGCTGCGCTGCAGTACAGCGAGGACGGCAGGCCGCGTTCGTACTGGCAGGAGCAGTGGTCGCTGAAGTACCTACTAAAACTCCAGTCCGAAGACCGAGTCGCTTTCTCCTATCAGTACCTCAACCAGCCGATTCGGTCGACGGAGCTTGGAATCAGCCCCGAGCTGTTTGTCAGAGGCGAAGTCCCCGATGTCTACGACATGATGGGCGTCGGCATCGACCTGTCTGCTGGTATTGGCGAGCGGAATGACTGGACGGTCTTCACGCTTGGGGGTCGCGTCGATGACAAGTGCTACATCATCGATTACCGGCGCATGAAGTCGATGGGCAACATCGAAAAGGTCGAAGCACTCTGCGAACTGCTGATGGAGTGGAACCTGCTCGGTGTCAACGATGACGGCCAGTATTTCCCCACCAGCTCCCCCGTGACGATCTGGCCAGAAATCGTCGCCTATCAGAAGAGCTTCGAGGGCGACCTCAAGCGGATCTTGCTGAAGGAATGGGAGCTCTACAACTTGACGGTATCCCCCGTGAAAGGCTTCCGTGGTGACAAGCTGGCACGGCTGCGCGGGATGATGGGCCTGTTCCAGACCAAGCGGGTAATCTTCAACAAGTACCGCGACTTCGGGCAGATGATCGACGAGGTCGTCAACTTCGGCCATAGCCCACATGATGACTGCGCCGATAGTCTCAATTTGACCGTGCAGGGCCTGATGCGACGCGGATCCGCCCAAGTCGACTGGGATTAACATAGAGCAATGAGCCAGCCCAAGACCGAACGGTTTCGTCGCATCCTAGAGGCCGCCCGCAACCGGGACGGCAGCAGCGGGACCGACACGATGATCGTGAACTCGCATCTCGCGCAGATGCGGATGTTCATGATGCGGCAAGGCATCGAGTTCTACCCAGCGCAGGACACCTACGGATTCCGCAAGATTTTTCTGAACTCGTTGATCCGCGACAACGAGATCGACGCTCGCCTCGAGGGAATCATTGATGACTTTCTGATCGACGGCAAGGGCCTCTGGTATTTCCGGCCGGTGGGCGAGACCTACCGGCTGATGTGGTTCAACAAGGATAACTACCGCGCGTACTACGACCCGGCAGGGCAGCTGGAAGAGGTTGAGCTGATTTACAGCTTCTCGGTGCGGGACAGCTTCGGACTCGGCGCCATGATGCCGGGCGAGGGCGGCTCATTGCGGTACGTGAAGCTCAAGGTCCGCCGCGACACGATCCTTGAGTCGATCACCAGTGAAAAGCCTTCGTTTGAGGTGAACGCCGCAACGCTGACCTACGCGCCGCAGAGCACACGGACACTGGCAAACAGTCTGGGGTTCATTCCAGCGGTCGAAGCCTTCAACATGATGCGCTCGACCGGAATGGATGCCACGGGCGAGTTCGACTGGTTGAGCGATCACATCATTGTTCATGACGACCTCGTCAAGACAATCCGCTCAAACATTACGTTTTTCGGCAACCCGACGTTCTACTCGAGTCGTCCCAAGAGCGACATTATTGAAAGCGGCGATGCCGATGAGTTCCGGCCGACAATCAGCTCGCAGGCTGGCTTCTATGCCGCGAATCGCCCGTCCACGCGCGTCAGTGCACCGATGGGCGGCGGTGGTGGTGCAGCCGGACGCGTGCCCCGGGTGATTGCCAACCTGGAGCCGACGGACCGGTTGGGATACGTCACTCCCGATGCGGTTTCCGGAGACCAGAATCTTTACGCGCGTCAATACCGCGAAGAGCTGCGCAATGCCCTGGGCGGGGTGGACGAGCTGGGCATCAGCACCGGCGCCACAGCGTACGAGATCAAGTCACTCTATGGGCGTGCAGCGACGACCGCAGCGCGCAAGTGCCGTGGCCTGCTGACCTATGGGCTCTGCAAACTGCTGGGGCTGATCATCTTTCACGAAGAGCGCATCTTCCGCGACTCGTTTGCTGCTGCCGTTGGACTACAGCCGCCGCCGATTCCCATCAGGGAGCAACTGGATCCCGCGCAGTTCGAGGATGCCATCCGCAAGTACCAAGATGACCGCGCCAAGTATGACAGCGAGGTCGAGGCCCGCATCGGCGAAGCGGTGCAGAACCGTCAGATGCCCCCGGGTGTCGTTGGCCTCATCCCCGATGGCGACCGCAAAGTCGAGTGGCGCTGGATGGGACCGGTCTTTGAGGAGTCCACGGACGATATACTGAACTCAAGCATTGTCGTACGGAACCTGCAGGAGCTCGGTGTCAATAGCATCGAAGCACTGCGGTACCTCTTCCCGGATAAAACCGACGAAGAACGCAGCGGAATGCTTAATGGCTATCCATTCCGAATGGCGCAGGCCACCCAGCAAAGCATTGGGACGTTCCTGTCGCTCATTTCCAATCTGCAGCAGATCCCGCATCCACAGGCGCCGGATCTGCCGATGTTGGCAGACCCCAGGCT